TCTTTGCCGACACCTTTCATAAGCGGAAGTTGCTGAATCGGCATTTATTCACCTCACGTACTCGGATCATCTTTCTCGATGTAAAACCGATTCCACGTAAACGCGCTTTTGTTACCACTACCGCGAGGCATATCATTTCGCCGCTCAAGTGGTGGTATTTTGGTTAAAGCGATACAGATTGTCTGATATGCGCTGTCAGCAGCGGTAAGGAGAGCATCCGACGGCTGAATGACGTTATCCATGCACACTTGCACAGCGAGTTTCAAAGCGACGCCATCATTTGCCCATGCAGGGATACCTGAATCATCGTCAGGTAACGGCATGATGCCGTTTTCTGTATCAGCAAACTGATACCCAAGCTCGATACCTTTAGCCTGCCATGCTGCCATCATGTCTTCGAGGTCATTAATGGCATCTTCAATTGCCTGAGGGTCAGCATCTGTCAACGTGGCATTGGAATACAGCCCGGCTTTTCGTAAAGACTTTAGAACGAGATCACCCTTCGTTTTCGCCATCTTCTTCCGCCTTAGCCACTTTTTGCTTCGTTGCGGTTTCTTCAGGAGTTTTTACCCAACCTTTTTTCAGGTGAGATTTAACTTCTTCGTCATCAACAATGACGTAATCGACAGCAAACTGACCACAGGTGATCATGTTGCCAGGCTTATAGAGCATTGTTCGTGCCATTGTCTTCTCCCAATAAAAATGGGGCCGAAGCCCCACCAAAATTACTGCCCGGCAATAACGATGCCCGTATATTCAGGAACAAGTACAGAGCAACCGTACAGAGTGGTGAAACGAGCAGTGGTTACGCCTTTGATGTGGTCGAAGGCATAAGACATGATCAGCGTAGCGCCCTGCTCGGTGGTTGCTGTCATTACCTGTGGACCCTGACCTGTCGGGAATGCCAGTTTGCCGTACATCAGCTCAACAGAACCATCAGCCCAGAAGAGGTTAGCAGGTGCTGCGTTCTTGTTGAGAATGGTGATTGCTGCTGATTCTGCCGGTTTGGCATCGACGTTTGCATATGGACGACTCGCAACATCAGTATTTTCAACAGGGAGAATCTTTGGAGAAATTGTTACGGTAGTTCCGCTAACAGCCAGAACACGGAATACCTGCGGTTGACCGGTGGTATCTTTTGTGATCTGGTGTACGGAATTCACACCGGCAATGGTGAACGCATCACCAACCTGCAAGCCAGATGCAGATACCGTAATAGTCCCCTGTCGGTTATCAACTGGCATACCATTTGAATCTTTCGCTTCAACCTTGTGTTCAGGTTGGCCTGATACTGTCAAGGATTCAGTGCTTCCTTTCGGTAATCGACCAGAAATATCGGTCTTGTAGCTATCAAAGGAAGCAACCGGAGGGATCTGCGCTTTTTCGTATGCTGTCAGGGTTGCGCCCTGAGCGTAGGCACGGTGACCAAGCTCGCCAGCAAGGTCTTTGTAGTTGAAGGGGTTCCAGAAAGAGCGACGGTTGATACCCTGCGGTACACCAATCGCCGTCATGGTGGCATCAATACCTGCCGCACAGTTCCACAAATCGCGGCCCTGTGAACCAGTGGTTGAGTCAGCCATTGCGATCACGTTAGTAGCACGCTGCGTGACCATGGAAATCAGGTCAGAGTCAATCTGTGCAGCAAGGCGCATACCTGCGGCGCGACCAGCTTCAGTTTTATGCTCAGGGTCACGCATTTCACGCGCATCCAGAGTGTACAGAATGTTTTTCGGCTCCTTGAATACAGAAGGAACAAGGCGCTGAACCAGTGCTGTTGGCGTTTTGCTGCTGAGATCGAGGCCTTCCTCAATGTTCATGTGGTAATGCTGCGGACGATACAGAACATCACCTGCTCGCTGCATTGCGGTATCACTGGGACGGAATTTTTTAGCGTTACGGGAAACTACGCAGGCGGCCTCAAAGCCTTCAACGTAGTTTTCGAACATGATTTCAAGGTCTTTTGCTAATTGGTTAGCCATGCTTAATGCTCCGATAGGTTATTTTTTTGCCTTTTTAGCGGCGAAATACGGCGTCCAGTCACCAGTTTCCAGCGCCTTGGCTTTCAGTTTGTCGAGGTTATTGATTACTACGCCGTTGCTCCCCTTAACTGTCGGGGTTGTGGCTGCCGTGGTTTTTGCTTTTGGCATGATCCTGGCCTTCGATTCGATACGTTCCAGCAGACGACCAATTGCTACGGGGTTGGTAGCTTCTGCCAGTTGCTTGCGCAGTTCAGCGTTGCGACCGAGCGCGAGAACAACGATTTCCGGCTTCTCTGACTCAAACAGGATCGCGTTTTGTGTCTCGATGGGGATTTCCTCGAGTACGGCCTGTTCTGCTTCCTGATAGCCAGGAACCTTGAGAGCCTTAACACGTTGCTGATATTTGGATAATCGCTCTTGATAGGCAGCCTGAAGCGCCTGCTCCTTCTGCTTGCGATCCATCTCCTGTTGCTGGTACTTGCCGTTATCCTCTGCCCACTTAGCCATGCGTTGCTGATAGATTTCTTCATCGAAACCGATGTCCTCATCATCCAGTTTTGGCATTCGCGGTGGTTGAGTGATTACCGGCTGCTGCTCGACGGGTTTCTGAGACTGACGCATCAGCTCTTTCAGCTCACGGTCTTTCTCTTTAATCGTCTTGCGCAGGTGTTTTACCAGTCCATGCTCTGCGCCATCTTCGCTGGTTGGCGAATCCAGCTTTTCGTCACCAAAGTAGAATTCCTGTTCTGATTCGTCGTCATCAGTTTCAGTAGCTTCCTCTGCATCATCGCCGGAGGACTTACTGCCATCTTCTGTTTCGACTTCTTCAGCCAGTTCGACATCATCAGGAATCTGCTCTGATGTATCGGTTTCGATTTCAACTTCTGGTGTGTTTTCTGCCATCTGGTCCATTTGTTACCCCTGTTTACTCGATGTTCAGCCCATCGGAAGGCAATAGGGTGCCAGGCCTCATAAAGACAGCCATTGCACGTTATGGGTTAATTACTGCTGCGGTTGTTGCTGAGTTGATTTTTGCAGGATCCTGCTGATGTCCATGCGCTGTGCATGGCCCTGTGCCTGACTTTTCAGGACAAGCTCTGCATCAGCACGGGCATTGTCTCCTTGCTGTTGCTGGAACTGTCCGAGCAGTTTCAGAGCCTCACGGATATCAGATTTTTGCTGGCTATCGGCAGATGCGAGGATTTTCACAACGTTTGCCGCTGCAACCTGAGCATCAGTCTGTGCCTGGAATGCTTTAACCTGAATGGCTGCCTGTTCGTTCTGCGCTTTCTGCAATTCAGCCTGACCAGCAAGAAGCTGACCTTGCGCAGCAACCATAGCCGGATCTGGCTGACTGGCCTGTTGTTGTTTCGCCTGCTCAACCATTTGCTGCTCTTCTGGCGTTCTCGGCTTGATAACGCCAGACAGAAGCAACTGATTGCGGTTGTATTCTTTAAGGTCGTCCATCCCTTCGCCGTCCATATTGTCGAGAATCATCGACGATACAAGGTCGTGCTTCGGCGTTCCTGGTGGGATAAGTGCCAGCATGGAAAGTAACGACTTAACCGTTGCATCACGGCGAGTAGCGAACGACTGACCGACATCGACAGTCACTTCATAGTTGCCCTGCGAAAGGTCATTAAGCGCGATAACCTGCCCTGTCTGACGGTCAACCACTTCACCAGTCATCAGCGCCACGTCATCGCTGCCGTCCTCATTAACGATACGCATCGGCGTATCACTGCCATAGACCTCACGCGCCATAGAAAGCCACACAACGCCAGCGCGACGCATGGATTTAGCCATGTTGTCCATGTAGATATAGGACTGCGTGTCCATCCTGTTAAAAATGCTATCAACGGTATCGGTGGCGACGTTGCTCGGCATGTTCTCAAGCTGCGACGCACCTGTAATTTGCTGAATAGCCGTTCCGGTGTACTGCAATAGCCCGGCAAGAGCAGGAGGCATTTGTGTCGGTGGTGTATAACTGCTGACCTGAGCCTGCGCAGTAATATCTCCGTTTTTGTTTTTCAGACTTACCATCGGCAGGAACGCCGGGCGCTTTTTGTTGCGCTCCGCCCAATGAGTAGCGAGAGAACCAGGAATCATGTCAACATCAACTACAGGAATGCCATCACCGCCAGCCTGAGTAGCGTTATCTGCAATCATGGAAACCATCAGGTTCTCAAGACGCTGTGCATCCATCGCTTTTGCTGCGTGGCCTTCGATTCGCTCCTGATTATCAACAAATGAGCGACGCCCATATACCGGGATGAGAGGAATATGTTCGCCCGGAATACGCTTCGGTTCTTCCAGCCATTCAGCGCCAGACAGAAGTCCGCAATAAACGCGGCGTTTCTTCACTGTCCGCTCACCAATCAGTTCGAATGCGCCATCGGTTAGCTCGTCGACAATATCTTTGATTTGCTCTTCATCATAGATTGCCGTTTCTCCGCTGACAGGGTTGCGCCACGCCGTGAGCTTCACCTTCTCTATGCGAACTTCGTAGTAGCGTCCAACATAGATGGCATCTGGCGTTGACCAGTCATATTGAGTGCCAGCGTCATCACGAGAAAGGCTTGCCGCGATGGAATCAGGGTATTCAGCCTCGAACGCTTTAGGCGTCATGGAGAACATTTCCATAGCCCACATAGCATCAGAGCGGTCATATTGCTTGCTGTCCTGATCGAAGAAGACGCATGTCGCCGGGTCGTAAACAGGAAGAAGGCTGATGCGCCGCTGCTCATTACTCGGATCCATTTCATCTTCGTAATCGGCACACATGCGGAAACAACCGAATCCGCCCGTTACAGCATCATCAAATGCGTTATCACACGCTTCGCCACCGGATGTTTCCTGATAGTCAGCGCGGAATTTGCCGTTCATTTTTTCGGCTAACGCTTCCGATGCCTTGTCATCCTTAGGCCTGAATTTAACGCTGATGCGATTCTGTCGATACTCGCCAATGATGCGATCACATTCACGGGCAATCTTATTCAGTTCAAATCGCGGGTAATGCTCAAACCTGCCTTCATCAAATGAGTAACCAGCGTTTGTGCTACCTTCCCACTGTGCGCCGGACACCCTGACGAAACGTTGAGCCTCAATAATCTGCTCACGCATATCCTGCGTTGCTGACCAGGCATTATCAAAGTTGCACAGCACCTTGCGATGCCAGTCAGTCATCTTTTTTTCTGCCATATCAACCTACACCACAAGGAATTGAGTAACTGGAATAGTCGGGTTGCGCAGCCGACTCCGGGCAATGCATACACATCATCAACGCATCAGCCAGGTTAGGAGATGGGATCCCGAGCTTTTGCTTCATTTCGACCTTAGTCATAAGCTCCAGCTTCCCGTTGTTATTGAATTTGCGCTGAATCTGCGTCAGTTCTGCAAACAGCTTCTCCAGCATCTTCTCGCCTATCGCTTCTTTGTCGAAACTCAGCATGTCGTCGGGGTCTGCATACTCACCGTGGACAACCGCCCGATATGTCAGATACAGCCTGTCAGCCAGCGCGTAATAGAATTGCGCTCGCTTATTGCGGAACACATCGCCAATAGTGCGAACGTTGTCGCCCTGCACGACTTCATCAGCCCATGCTCCGGCCTGATACGGTGCATCTTCATCGAACGGCGATTCGCTGCCCTTGAACATCGTGGCGGTGATTTTCTTGCCGGAGAACGCTTCCGTTGTCTGTCTGCGTAGCCCGGCACCAACACCATCACCATCCCACAGGTAATGGTCAGCGCCGTCTTCAATCGCCAGCGAAGTAGCCCAGTCAGCACCCTCGTTGATGTCCATCAGCAGACCTTCGGCAATGCGCTTAACTACCGAACCGTGACGCGATGCATAACCTTTAGCATCTGGTCCTGTATCTGACGGGTCATGCGCAGAGACAACAGCGCCTTTCGCTTTCCATCCGAGTTTCTTGTGCGCATCGGTTGCGGCTTCAAGCCATTCACGTTTGATGATTGCCATATCACTTGCGCTTACTGGCTCACCAAGCCAGATGTGACGATACAGTGTCGGGTTTCTGCGCTTGCACTCTTCCATCTCCAGACGGAGGACTTCAGGAAAGTGCGGGTTGTCGGTGTAGTTCACCGTCAGCAGGCAAATATCATCAGGAGGGTTTACGACGAATCGCTGATAGGTATCGTCGAGGATGTTTTTCGGGTTGAAGCTCACCCATATTTCAGAGAACGGCTTACGGATGGTTGGTATCAGGATATCCCATGATTCCTTCGTTACCGCTTCCGCTTCTTCCACCCAGCAGATATCAATGCCTTCGAGCGATTTAATCTTCGTCGGGTTGTTTTTGATGCCGTAGAACATGAACTCAGCATTCGTTCCGAGATGACGAATCATTGAACGCTGAATTTCAAACTCAGCCGAATACCCTTCCCGCTCTATGGTGTCTTCAAGCAACCGGATTACCGAATCGCTGATACTGTTTTGCAGTTCACGAGCGCAGAGAATACGCACTGGCTGACGACGCGCCGCTTCAACAAGCAGCCTCGCAATTGCCCATGACTTACCGCTACCTCGACCGCCTTTGGCGACTTTGTAGCGATGCGCCTCAATGAACGGTTCAAAGATAGGATTAATCGAGGTCATTTTCCGAATAGAGTACTCATCGGTGATGTTTCAATCTGGATTGCGCCGCCGTCTTTGCCTGTTAGCTCGTGATCAACCTTGTCGCGCCATTTATCCTTCTGTCGGTTCTTAAGCCAGAAGATGGCAGCTGTTGTATCAGGCGGGTAATACTTCTCAAGCGGAGTTTCGACAATCCTGTTTTCAATAACACGAATATCGATGTCTGGAGACACGAAGCCCATAGCGCGTTGATAAAGACGATCACTAACTTCTGCATCAGCGACGGCCTTACCCTTTTTTATGGACTCCGAAAACTTAGGATAATCAAGCTTCCACTTGTTAATAGTTGACTCACTGACTTCAAAGAAATCAGCAAGTTCGGCGTCTGTATAGCCCAGCAAGCACAGTTTGCGTGCCTGTTCGGCATACGCCTCTTGATACTTCGTTGGGCGCGCCATGTTTATGCTCCGGTAGTGAACAGGTCTAACGCTTCCTTCGATTTACGCACCGCTTCGATAGTGCGGGTCGTGATATCCGAATTAGCGCCACCTGACTGGAAGTGAATTTTGAATAGCTCAAGCTTCAGCTCGTCAGTGCCAATGAATTGAAATGCTTCTTCTGCGGCTGCGTTCTGGTTCATGACCAGTTTGTAAATCTCTAACTGGAATTTCTGTTCTTCAGTCATGGGAATAATCTCTGCCATTGTTGGCTCCGTTTATCCGTTAAAAGGGATATCAGTTAAGTTATCCCGTGTAGGGTATAAGCCATTGTCGAGACCACTCATTGAATGGTCTCTGCAATAACCGATGTCTTTCCATCAGTCCGCCACCACAAAGAATCTTTTTTGCCATAAGGCAGGAGGTTCATCTTTCAGTGGCTGCCAGTGTTATTTCCCCACTTTCTGGCTTGGGTTGTTTCGCTGTACTGCCGTAACTGGTTTCCCAGAATAAATTCCGGTTTCATTATCAAGCCCACCCGTAGATGGGCTTTGTAATGGCTACTTCTTCAGAACTGATTCGATGAATTCACGTCGGGGATGACGATAGTTCAGAATATCTTCTGGCATCCTCATAAAGCGGTTGTTGCCGTCTTTGGCAGTAACAAAACAGCTGTGAACTCCGCAGACATCCGTTTTGATTGTGTCGCTATACTCAAAAAGCAACTGAGCCATCTTCTCTTGCCATTCTGGCGGCATAGCCTCCATGAATACTCGCGGCATCACGCAGAACGGCGCATGCGTAAGACCAAACCACAGTTGCAGGTCTTTACGATATTCTTCATCCATCGTCTTTACCTTTGTTGCAATAAAAAGCCCCGCAAATGCGAGGCTAAATCCTGGT